GGAACTCGTTGTTGATGCCGATCTTGCCCTCGAAGACATGATCGGTCACAGCGTTGCGCAGAGCAGTCGCAGTGATAGTGCCAACCTTACCGTCTGCTAGCAAGCCACGATCACGCTGGAATGCCATAATCGCACGCTTCGTCTGTGCCCCATACAGGCCATCGACATCGACTTTGTAGTTCAGCTTCGACAGAGCAGATTGGATGGCGAGGGTATCCATCTCACATCTCCGCAATGATAGCTTCAACCGCAGCAAGCAATCCATCAGGCGTAGTAGCAGCCTCAATACGCGCATCCTGTGGCGCATCACGAAGCTTCTTTGCCGCTGCCTTCACTGCAAGTTTCTCAGTCGCGTTGTCATCATCGATCGCAAGCCCGCGACGAGCATCGACCTGTGCGAACTTCTCACTACGCGCAGCACGGATCATGTCACGTGCAATCTGCTTCGCAGTCGGCAGATGAATCGTGATGTTGCCCTTTGCAGTAGCACGAAACGCACCCTGCAACTGCGACTGCGAAGGCTGCAAGGACGCATCCATCTGCTGCCCTTCAACCATGATATAGGTATGAACACTCATGACTGCATCTCCAGTCGCCATGCGTTGCGGAACTTCCTCGCTTTGTCGATGTCACCGTCGATACGAGGAAGGTCGTCGGTGTGCAGAATCGTGAAATGGTTTGTGCCGGGGGGCATATCGCGCCACGCAACATATTCAACGGCCTGTTCGTATGTCATCTCGTCAAGCAGATCATTCGTGCCCTCGAAGATTGGCAGACCAGTATCAGGACAAGCCTCAATGCACCGCTTGTGCCGCGTGTACCCGCCCGCCATCAACTGCGCAATGAACCGAGGAGCAGGAGTTATCACCTTCACAGCTTCCTGTGTGTTGTCGTGGAACGCAATACGATGATTGCATTCTACAGGTGCAAGAGAGTTGTGCGCCATCTGCATCAAAGCGAAGTCTTCTCGTAGTTCCTCGCGTGTTGCTGTCCAGATCATGCTGGGTCCCCAATGATCGCGACGTGAACGTAATCCCAATCAAGTGCTGTGCCTGTGCCCACGCAGCCCACAAAACTCACCGCGCCTGTATTCAGGATGGTTGGGACAACAGACCTTGCACTTGATGATGAATTTTCCACAGCGGCAGAAAGAGTTCCGGCTACTGAATAATTTACAGAAGGACGAGCGGATGAATAGTTTGCGGCATAAAACCCAACTCCGCCGTCGGTAAGACTTGAAACATTGAAACTATCACGCACGGCAATAGTGCCCGTGCCATTCATATTAACCCAAACCTTCGCGGTTCCTTGCAGCAGCGTATCGGCCGAAATGCTCGACGTGCCTGCTCTGTTTCCGAAGTTGTCAGCGCGAATGGTACTCATCACTGATCTCCGAACTGTGTACTATCAACATTTGCCGCGTCGATAAGTGCTGCTGCAACCGTCAGGGCAAACATGCGCCGTCCGTTTATTGTTCTAGCAGTAGATAAATCTCCCGGCGCGCCGATCACCGCAGTAGATGTTCCGCCAGCATTTGCAGTAAAAGTATAGTTTGCGTTAGCTGCTGCGGTTATAAAAAATGCTGAATAATCACCTGTGCCATTATCTGTGAACGATGTAATGTTAAAAGTATCTCTGGCGGCGATAGTCCCCGTCCCATTAAGGTTAAACCACGACTTCGCCCGCCCCTGATTAATATCAGCGACAGGCATCGAGTTACCACCAGCAGCATCCGTCAGTGTGTTGGTTCGGAGAGTGCTCATGGGATGTCTCCGACAATAAGTCCCTGTACATAGTTTGCATCAACAGAAGCAAATGAGCCATTGATTGCCCCGAAACGAAACGATCCAACAGCTTGGTTCGCGGTACTAGCTATTGGCGCGACAGGTAATGCAGTTCCGACACCTGCGCTATTAGTCGTTGAGCCTACACTGTACCCATCGTTCGGCATCGCTGTCGAAAACGTTGCAGTGTAATCGCCCGTTCCGTTGTCAGTAAAAGATGCTACATTGAAGCTGTCCCGGGCAGCAATCGTGCCAGTCCCATTTAGATTGTACCTCGCACGCGACAGCTCACCACCAGTGATGGCCGGTGATCCAGTACCTGCAATATTCGATAGTGTTGCGGCTCTGATAGTGCTCATGTGATCACCAAGTTACCACCAGAAGACACAGTGAGTGTCACACCAGTCGCAATAGTCAGCGGTCCCGGTGCATGGGCATTCTCTGTGCCCGCAATTGTGGTGCTAACATCAAGCTGCTGCTCAGTTACACGGAAGATGTCGCCAGCACGTGTACCAGTAGTTCCAAGATCGCCCTTGAACATGCCACCACCGCCGGTAGAAGCTGTCCACGTAGTACCATTATAGATACGCAGCGACTTACTTACGGAATTCCAGTACATTGCTCCTTCGAGCAGTGCATTACCGTCATTGTCTAACGTAGGATCGGCAGCATATGATCCTAAGTACCGATCATCAAGGTTGTCGAACGAGGTAGCAGCAGCCGATGCTGCGGCATTGGCAGCATTAACTGCCGTGCTGCCCTGCCAAATCAGTGTCCACTTACCTGCTGCAAGATCGGCAGCGAACACCCCAGCCGTATGGCCTTCAAGGCAGTAGTAGTAATCGTATGTATTGAACGCAACAATGTCCGCGCTGCTATAAGCAGTCGCAGTCGTCCAATTCCCGATGAACACGGGAGTTGTGACAAGGACTTCCCAATATGTAGGATTAGCGGCACGATCTGCGCTGAATGTCCCGCTTGCAGCAGATGTATGCGCAACGAGACAACGATACACTCCGCCATCTACGCCATCAACTGTGCGGTCACCGATGATGTAAGGAGTGCTGTTCGCCCACACGCCTTTGACGCCGGGCAAGCCCGTGACCAAGTTCAGTAGTGCGTCAAGCTGCGTCCAATTGCCGTGTTCGAGCGCTGACCACCCGACGACATCGTATCGCACCTTCGCAAAGTTGTAAGTAGGAGTATAACCAGCTACAGGACCGACCATCATTCGATCTCAGTTTGGGCGGTATTGCCGGTTGACCCCTTATTATACCGCCTTGGCCTCGGGGTGTCAAGTCTTCATTAGGCTGCCTTCGTGATACATGAACGACACAGCACTAATACGTAGCTGTGAAGTAGTATCAGCCTCGAAACGCAACTTGAGAAGCTTGAAGCGTAATGGGAAATTCCACAGAAGCTGCTCACGTGTACGCCGCCCACCGCCGAACGGCTGATCGCCAGCACCAAAGCCTGCACTATCGCCAGCAGTGAACTGCATCTCACGCACAGGCTGCAATGCTCCTGTCTCATTCTGTCGATAGATGTAATCCACGAACGCTTTGACAGTGAACTGCGCCACCCCGTTCGCATCGAAGTGGATATGTCGCAATGCCTTTGTGCTCTGTCGCTCATCGAAGTCAGCCCAAGGCAGCTCCCAACGCATCTTGATCGGGACGCCTAGATACAGCGTCCACAGCGTGTATTGCGCTTCTCGTTGTGCAGCGAATGTTCCACTTGCAGCAGAAGTGTGAGCAACGAGACATTCGAATGTTTGACCACTGACAGTATCACGAATGATGTCACCGACACTATAGGCAGTGCTGTTTGCCCAATTAGCACTAAAGTCGCCAAACATGTCTCCATACACAGGCTCCTCTTGTGTGCCGTAGCGGAGAATCTTGTTGTCAGTGAAGAAGTACGCACGACCTTGCACAGTAGTAGTGCCGCCTTTCAGCTTCACGCCTTTGATGCGGGACCACGAGTTGATCTTCAAGCTTGGGACGTAGTGATACAGGTATCCAACAGTCTCATCATTCACAGGCTGGCAGAATACAACCGCACCGCCGCCAATGACGGTTGAGTTCAGAGGAACAGTACCACCGACGGTAATCAGTACAGTGTCTTCGCTGATGATACCGACAATCTCGCGTGTGCCGTTGATCTGTGCAGCAGTGATCGCTCCAACAGTCGTTGCACCGCTCACTGTAACGAAGTCGCCAACCTCGAAGCCGTGATCACGTACATACAGGAACATCTGATTCGTTCCTGCAATGGCCTGCGTATAAGCGAGTGGATTCAGTGCAAGCTGTCGAATGTCCGTCTCATCGTACTTCGGCGCATAGAAGTGCACAGACTTGTTGCGCGTATCGTACACACCGAATGCATCGCGCTTGATCGTCGCAGCAGTCAATCGGCCAAGATGATTCGAGATGAGCGGCTCGATCAACTGCGACACACGCTCAGGCACAATCGTGTTCTGCACAGTAGACAACCGTGCAGATGGCACGCCCGTATAGTCCAGCATGAACACGTCATTGCCAGACTCCACGATCGTACGACGACCAGATGTACCGAAGTTGGGCATGAGGTCTACAGGCACAGGCTCATGCACTTGCGTACCCGATGCATCGATGTAGTTGCCAAGAGCAAGCAACACAGATGCAGTAGGCATGATGCACATCAAGTTGTCCTTGATGACTGCTAGTCCTGTGATCGACGCTTCCATGTTTGCGATGAGCTTGGAAATGTCGATGTCCACTGCGTCTCCGGGACTCGGCGCTCCGGAAAAAACGACAGATGTGTTCTTGCTGGATATACGAAGTGTCGTACGGAAGTCGTCGCTGGTAGTCTCAGTATCGTGTACGACGAAGTAACGGAACGCTGACTTGCACAGATCGAAGGCAGGGATTTGCGCATTGCTGTTCGAGTTCCCAGGGTCCACCATGTAGTCAACGATGTTGGTGTTCGTCCAGTCGATGAGCAAGGGCTTATCTTTCTCATTCGACAGGATCACACTGCCAGACCAATACTCCTTCGCAACAAGCTCGGTAGCACGCCATGGAAGAGGATTGCCGCCTAGTGCATGAGCAATCGTATGCGACCAAATACGCGTGATGACACGATCCGCGTCTACACGGACAATCTCACCAATGTCGCTCACGATGACTAGATAGCCGCTGAAGTAGAAGCCGTCTACGATGTTGCCGCCTAGTGCATGATTGTCCTTCGTATACGCAACACTAGCGAATGCAGGGCTTGACACAGACGTGGCATTCGTGCGCACAACGATAGCGATCTGGTTCGCACTGATGTAGCGCACACCATGGGTACGGTTGAGGTCCGCGGCAGGGATGCCGTTGATCGCAGATGCAATACCGCTCAGCGTGATATGCTCACTACTCGATGCTGTGAACGGGTGCGATGTCCAGTTGATGAGCACAATAGGCGATCCAACAGCAGTCGTTACCGTTGTACCAACAGGAGTCGTGCCACTCGACACTGTGCCAGTCTGCAACTTAAGCCACATCTCGAAGCCATATCGAGGCGACACAGAGCCGTCTGCGAAGCGGATCACGTTGTCGAACACCGGGCTGTACTTGCTCGACAAGTTCAGCTCAGTGTCGATGACATTCAGTCCACCGCCGAAGTTGCGCAGTGTAGTACGCCTCAACCGAGGAGTGGGACGGGTACGCGGACGACGTGCCATTAGCGCCACCTTGTCGGAACAAGTTCACGCGGGGCAGACTGCTGAGAGAAGTTGAACTGATTCTTCTCGATCTGCTTTAGTCGTGCATCATAGAACATGCGGAACTTGTCAGCAGCACCAGGATTTGTTGCATCGTCTTCGAGTAGATCGTACGCGGCGCCGCAGATGATCAACTGCTCATCCATATCGACTTCATCATCATCTGTGACGAACTTCTCAGGACGTGTGCGATACGAAACCCAAATCTTCCCTGCACTATCGATCGGAATGATGCGGAACACCTTCGTGCGATCCGGCACACTCTGTACACACGGGTTCGTGATCTCTCGGATGCGCATGTTCGATGGAGCACGCGGAAGTGGTTCGACGCTGTACTCATTGAACACATGCAGAATGTCAGAGAAACGCTTAACCTTCGCAGTCAGATCACCGACAACCTGTCCTGTAGTGCCATCAAGCGTGTATTCCTCTTGCTGCGTGAGGAACTGCGGCCACCAGTAGTCATCGAACAGCATGTCGAACTTATGCTGGATCGCCATTCGCAGGCGCTCTTCGGTGTAAATCTGCGTATCGATGCCGCTTGTCATCGACATACGAGTAAGCGTGTCATCCATCAACTGTCGAAGCGTAGGAACTGCCATCTGCATACTCCTGATGCGCGAATGCAGCCCCCATCGCTGAGGGCTGCTTCGTCGTTTCTACACAGATCAACCCGCGAAGTGAGCGGAGCCCATGAGACTGGCCGTATCTGCGAGATAGATGAACTCGTAAGTACGAGTACCATCCGGCAGAACGCCAGAGTGCGGAGTGTACGTGCCGCGCGGGTCAGCAGTCGTAGCAGACTGCGTAGTAGCAAGCGCAAGACCTGCGACCAATGCACCAGCAGTCGGAACCGCAAGCGATACGCGCTCGCCCTGCAACACCGTATTGATCGCGCGGTAGGGGATGCCAAGAGCATTGCCCCAACCAACGTTGATCGTGGTAGCCGCAGTAGCAGCATACGTGACGCGCGCAACATCCTTGAACGCCTTGACACCGAGAACCGGAGTCGTACCGTTCAGAGTGAGCGTTTCACGCATCGCCTGTCCATAGATGTCAAAGCCATCAATGGTGACAGTCGAGGTAGCAGCACCAGATGCGACAACAGTGACGTTGCGGCCGTAGCGGCCCATAGCGGCATTGCTATAGGCAGCAGCGAAGGCAGTCGTATTGCCGGCAGTTGCAATGGACTGAGCAGAGAGAATGCCAGTCGCATTGAGAGCAACAGGCGCACCGAGTTCGACACGCACATCGCCAGTTTCCATCACGTCGGCAGCGTACTGCATCAACGGGACGTAGTAGTTGGGACCACGGAACGTGGGAAGCCCCGGAAGAATCGAGCTCATGACTTACGCTGCCTTCTGCTTGGTTGCGGTAACAGCCGCAATCGGAACAGTCATCGCAACGTTGCCATCTTCTCCGACGAGCATGGGAACATACTCAGAGAGGCCGCGCTTGCGAAGCTCGTCCAGATTGGGAATGAAGACGCTGTGACCTTTCAGAGCGCGCAGCATGTAGCCGCCGTCCTCATCAACGATCTGCTTCTCAAACGTGAAGCCAGCTTCATTCTTGACTGCGATGTTGACTTCACGCTTGCGAGGCCCAAGCTTCACAAGCGTAAAAGCAGGACGCGGACGCTCGCCGGGCGGCATGCCCGCAAACATCTGCATCTGAAGTGCAGGATGCATATTCACGTCCTGCGTATCATTGTCCATGAACTGATCGATGTCATCCATGATGCACCTCAATCGTTCACAACAGCGTGCGTGCGATACTGCTTCCAAGAGCAGAACTGCCCCTGCCAGATCACGCGCTCACCGAAGCCGTCAATCGACCACGGAGCGGTCAGCTTGACGTTCTTCATGTTGTTGTCCTTGAGGATGTGCATGCGCATATACGTGTCGTTGATGAAGTACGCACGATCAACCGGGCACGACTCATCATAGATGATTGGC